GATAGCACAACAACTGGAGACAGGTGTTTGGTTAACGATGCTACGCCTACACCTTCCGTAAAACATTTTCGAGTTACTCAAGGTGGTTCTGATGAAGATGTGAGTTGTATGCTTGCAGGAGATATTGCGTAATGGCTGGAAAAATTATAGCAGACCAAATTGAAGGCACTACCACAACTGAAACTGTGGGTGGTGCTAGTGTAACTATACCAAATGCCATAGACACAAAGTATGTGGTGAATGGTAGTGCAAAAGCATTTGAAATTCACGATGGTGATTCCGTAAACGTCATAGAAAGTTTTAACATCTCAAGTATTACAGATGGCACGGATGGTATATGTTCGCCAGTTTTTATTACCAATATGAGAACTACTGAATACTTTTCAGTTGGGTCTACTGGCAACGAAGACTCAAGCATTGGTATAATCGCATCTATGCGGGAAGGTGCTGCTGCAACAACAAGTACATACACCTATAAAACAATAAACTCAGCAAACGCTACAACAAATAGAGATAATACAATGTCTTGTAATCACGGAGACTTAGCTTAATGAACACACCACAGTTCAAAGGCACTCACCTGTTTGACCGCCTATGCTGGGCAAAGGAAAACTTAGACGGTGTGCAGTCAGACTATCGTGTAGTCTTTGAGGACAGTGTAGATGGATGTGCAAAGATACTTGTACCTGACCCTAACTGGATGGCGTGTGCATTGCAAGGCGGCATCTTACCGCCTGTGTGGGTATATCACGAACTAGCTAAAGATGAAGCACAACCAGACTTCAAGAAACATACTCGTGGCTATTTGCTACATAACACCCAGCCTGTCGAGGCGATGACAGAAGAGCAAGCCTTGGAATATCTCATAATGAAAGACTGCCCACAGCATATATGGCGCAATTGGGATGAGGGTAATCGCCCTAAGATGGTAATCTGCCGCAAGGAACAGTTACCACAAAATCGTGAGTGGAGAAACGCTTGGCGTATCTCTGACGATTTAGAACTAGCAGCATAAGGAGAAAATCATGGCTGTAACAACAATTATTGTTGACAAGGACGGTAATCAGATTGATGCCTCAACTGCTACTGTTCCTGCCAACAGAGACTTTCGTGGTGCGTGGTCATTATCTGGAAAGGTAATTACAGAAGACCTAGCTAAATCAAAAGAAATCTTCAAGGATAAAATCCGTGAGGTTCGTAAGCCACTGCTTGATGCAGAAGACGTAGTGTACATGAAGGCAATGGAGGCTGATGATGCATCTGCAAAGACTGCTTCAGTAACTAAGAAAACTGCCCTTCGTGATGCACCAGCCGCTTCTGCTATTGCATCTGCATCAACAATCACTGAACTCAAGGCAGCTTGGGATACATCTGTGCTTGGCGATAGCCCATACTAAGGAACCTAGTTAATGGCACTAAGTAAAATTTCAAATGGTGGCTTGGATATTGGTAGTCAAGGATTTACAGAAAGTTCAAAGATTACTCTTGATGCTGCATCAGAGTCTGTAACTGGCATACCAGATGGGGTCCGGGAAATACATATTTTTCATTATGGAATGAGTACCAGTTCGGCAACTCCTATGATGAGGCTTCAAATTGGAACTAGTTCTGGATTAGTGACTTCTGGTTATGTTTGTCAGTACACATTTATATATGATAGCAATGTAGTAGGAAGGGCGGTATCTGCAGAAGGTTTTGAGTTAAGCAATTGGGGTGCGGGTATAGTCATAGATGGTTCTTGGGATTTGTATAGGTCAAATGGGACAGATGACCAATGGAGTTGTCGATTTAGCAGTGCTTTATATACGGATTATGCGGGACAAATATTCGGAACAGGTTCTTTAGATTTGTCTGCGCCATTAGACAGGGTTGCTTTAGTTTGCGCCAACGCAGGGACATTTGATGCTGGCACAATGCAAGTTTTATATAGGTAAAAATTATGGCAATAGAAAAACAATACAACATAATTACTGGTGAAGTCGTTGAAATAGATTTTACGCAAACGGAGTATACCGCAAATCAAAAATTAGATTTTCTGCGTGAGAAGCGTGATGGTAAACTTGCAGCAACAGATTGGTGGGCATCTAGTGACTTAACCATGACATCTGCACAGACAACTTATCGCCAAGCCCTGCGTGACATCACAGACAACGCTACGTCACTAGATGATGTAACATGGCCTACAAAACCATAAGGAAACACGATGGCATACATAGGTAAATCTCCAACAGGAACTGGCGTAAGGTCACGCTACTACTTTACTGCTAGTGGCAGTGAAACTTCACTATCTGGTGCATCTGACAGTGGGGCAACGCTGCTGTTTACGGATGGTGCTTACGTAGATGTATCACTCAACGGTGTAGCACTCGTAGCTGGTACAGATTATAATACCGCAACCGCTAACACTATTGGTGGGCTATCTGCTTTGTCTGCAAGCGACATTGTAGAAATACTTGTATATGATATATTTACTGTAGCTGATACTGTATCTGCTTCATCTGGTGGTACGTTTACTGGTGGCGTTACAATTACTGGTTCTTTTGCTACACCTAACAGACCCAGCTTTAGAGGCACTAAAGGTTTTACAACAACCGACTTTACTAGCGAAACAGACATCACAGGTTACACTGAAGATTTTGATATTGGCGGTGCATTTGACGCATCTGCTGGAACCTATACTGTTCCTGTTACTGGTATATATCAAATTAATGTACAGCAAGATGGCGCAGCTAACACGGCTGGAGCGACAAATACCCTTCTAAAACTTTATGTAGCTGGCACGGCAGGAACATTCGATTTAGTTCGCCAAGACCCACAAGGCGGTCAGTCATCATCTTCAATGATTTGTCAGACAAAAAGCCTTACCGCCGGTCAGGTTTTGAAAGTTAGTTTTCAAGTCAACGATGACACCAGTGTCGAGGCTAACTTTGTGTTTAGCGGATTTTTGATAGGATAACAATATGAGTAGAGCAAGAGATTTCGCAGACCTAGCTGGTAGCGCAAATGCGGGTGGACTGACAGGTCGTAACCTCATCATCAACGGTGCGATGAAGGTGGCACAGCGTGGAACTTCATTTGCAAACCCCTCTGATGATACTTACACATTAGACAGGATACACGTTTTTAATGGTAACGATGGTGCTACTACCATTACACAAGACACTACTGTTCCCAGTGGTGAAGGTTTTTACAACAGCATTAAATTCGATTGCACCACTCTTGATGGAACTATTGCTGCTGGTCAATATTTATCATTCAATCAAAGGATAGAAGGACTTAACAATGCTGTTTTAGGATATGGCGCATCAGGTGCAAAATCTATTGTAGTATCCTTTTACGCTAAATCTAATTTAACAGGTAAATTCTGTTATGCTGTTAGAAACAGTGCGACTAATAGAGCATACATAAAAGAGTTTAGTTTAACTTCCGCAAATACTTGGGAAAGAATATCATTTACGATTCCGGGTGACACAAGCGGAACTTGGTTGACCACTAATGGAATTGGCGCAATTCACGGAATTTCTTTATCAATGGGAAGCACTTATCACGGCACTGCAAATCAATGGAACACAAGCAATGTTGTAGCAACCTCTAATCAAGTTAACTTCTTGTCGAGTACAGATAACGAATTTTTCTTAACAGGCTGGCAAGTTGAAGTAGGCCAGACAGCCACGCCGTTTGAACACGAGGACATAGGAACTACGTTACGAAAGTGTCAGCGGTATTTTTGCACTTGGAACACTGGATGGACTGGTGTGTCTGCGGGTATATCATACCAACAATCTTCTTCTGTAAGTCTTCCTGTTAAAATGAATCACACTCCAGATCTCGTACGAACTGGCGGCACCACCTCTACTAGATACCCATCTAGTAATTTTGGAACTTTTCATGCAAACAGTGATGGGTTTTCTTCCTTTAATGCATCAGCGTCAACAGGTGGCAATGAGTCTTGGCAAGCAACTGGCACTGCGGATTCGGAGATATAAGAATGAACATAACAAATGCACAATATCAAAGTTTAAAAACAGACGATGTGGTTGTTGAAGCCAAGCATAATATAGTTGCAATTATTAATGGCGTGAAAACTTTTGTGCCTATTGACCCTGCTAGTCGAAGCTATGCAGAAATTATGCGTCAGGTAGCGGCTGGCGACTTGACCATTGAGACTGCAGACTAATGGACTTAGTACACATCATAGACACCCTAATCGGTATAGTCGTAATGGGTGGTGCTTGGTATCTTAGTGGTATGACTAGGGAAATGAAGCGCATGGACATACTAATGAATAGAACACGTGAAGAGTACGTCACACGTCAAGAAGTACGTGAGGACATGAGCCGTGTTATGGAAGCATTACATCGTGTAGAAGACAAGTTAGATAGGGCATTAAATAAATGATGCAGTTTAAAACGTTTAAACCTAGTGGCATGAAAAAGATAGCACGTTCTATGGGCTATCAGGGCGGCATGGATAAGTTCCAACAGTACGTTGAACAAGACCCTGCACGACAGCAGCAAATGAATATGTATTCTAATGCTGCAGTAAAGATGGCACAGGGCGGTATGCCTCGTCAAAAATTTGCTAACGGCGGCGGCCCTGAAGGCGGCCGTGGGGATGGTCCTGTCGGGGCAGCAAAATATTATACTCTTAAACTACAGAGAAACCAAGGTCCAGAGGACGAGGCTACGCAAATAAGAATTGGTTCTAAACAAGATACATCTGCTATGCGTAAAAAAGCAGCTACACTGGATGAACAAACTATTCTTGGTTTTTATAATACAAAACCTTATGACATTCGTGTAGCAGAGCAGGAAGCTGCACCACAACCTGTTGCACAACAACCTGTTGCACCGCAACCTGTTACTGATACTATCAATAATTTTTTTACTAATGCTCAATTACAACCGCAAGAGCCAGCTTCATTAGCTGAAGCAGCTAGAAGGCAAGATGCTGGAATTAATCAGCCTATATATCAAGCACCCTACCTATCAGGTACACGGTTTACGCCAACAGGTCAGTATGTACAAGACCCGAATACATTACAAATGATACCACAAGCATATACTCCACTTAATCAAGGGTATGGTGCAGCAGCAGCTAACTTTCAAAATACTATGCCAGCCATGCCAACTTCTGGTACACAAACACCAAAGTTTGCAAGTGGCGGTGCAGTACCACCACGCCGTACTGAAATCAAAGGCCAAGACCACATGCTTGCCTACATCACGCCACAAGAGGGTGAGTTGTTAAAGGCGTATGGCGGTTCAGGTAAGCCGGGTCCAATGGGCATTCCTTCTTTTGACGGTGATCGTCACGAGCCAACTTTTTACACTGTGCCTGTTGGCACTCCGGTAGAAGGGATGCAAGAATCCCGAAGAATTTATATAGGTTCTAAGGAAGACACTATAGCAAATAGACAGGCGGGTTCTAGTGACCTTGCTTCAGCAGTTCAAGATGCTGGGCCGGGTTATTTACCTGCAGCATATGATTCAGGTGCAGGTACACCTATACAAGAAACTCCTGCAGAAGTTCCCGTTGAGGATACTACTCCGCAAGGACCAACAGACCTTACAGGGCTATATAGTGATCAGTTAGCGGAAAATATGTCAAGTAACCCGCAGACATACGGCACTACTTTTATGCCTAACAATGCACCACCTTTACTTAATACTGCTTTTGTTGATAACATGGGACAAGTATTCGTGAATAGACCTGTTGTACAACAAGCAGTTGCGGGGCAACAAACTCAAGGGTATGCCACTGGTGGTGTTGTAACAAACCCTACAGGTACACAGGCAGGTACGCCTACTGTAACTCAGCCTACTGCTTCTGAAGATGGGCAACCCTCTATTGGTCAGTTTACAGTAGAGCAAATGTATCAACCGGGTGTTCCTGTTGGCGGTACAACCATTGCCGCTGAAACTCCTTATGATGCATCACAAGATATTGCCGCAGATACAGGCACGTTAACAGGTAAGATAGATACAGCTACAGAGTTAGCTGATACAGCGCAAGCCAGTATGCCAACGACTACTGGTGCTAATCTCATGCAAGCTGACACTGTAGCTGCTGATGTAGATGCAGCTATCTCAGCAACCCAAGCTGCACAAGCTAATCCTCAAGACCCTCGTGCGCAGATTACTGCTGCTCAACAGACAACATCATCTGTGAGCAACCTAGCTGCTGCACAGGGCAACGCTTTCTTAATCAACAATCCAGTACAAAGACAATTACAAAATGGTGAGTTGATTAGTGGCACAGGTGTGGATGCTGCAAAAGCTGCTGCACTAACTGCACAGACACAGGCTGCTGCAGCTACAGCTAATCCATCTGCACAAGCAATGGTACAGGATCAGCTATCTGGTCTAATGCAAAGTTTCCAAGGTGCTAATCCACCAGCATGGGCTGCAGGTGCGATGAGGGCTGCTACATCAGCAATGGCAGCAAGAGGTTTAGGTTCATCATCTCTAGCTGGTCA